ACAAGGGGCGTGCAACAAATGAATAGTAGTAACTACAACAAACAACTTCATAAATAACAACAAAAGCGGACATTTGAATTGATGAATGACTTATAAACATTATTGGGGAAAGATTGGATTTTGGTTAGTATTTTTGGCGCTGAAAATGCAAATCTATCGAACGCGCGTACATTATATATATTACTCTGGCACTAAATCGGCGTCAGATACCCAGCCTCTACGACCATTATTTCGCTTAACGTAATACCAAGGAACGGATATACCTCTAGTAGACAATACCTTTTTATTTAATATTTCGAGTTTTTCACCTTTGTTGATTGTACCAATTTTTTTATTACAACCATCACCATATCTTTCCGTGCCAGCTTTTGAATACATATTTGAATCCCAGCCAACTGTTCTGTATTTTTTTGCAACTGGTTTATTTTGTACCTTGCTCTTTGAGACAGAGGGCTTATATATCCATCCCTCTATACTTACCTTAATCCATTCTCCATCAGATGACATCTGTTTTACTTCGGTGTTCTTGAGGAGTAAGCCGATCTTTTTACCGTTTGGTTTATCTCTGATGTTCTCAATCTCTTTGTTAACATAATAGATTTGCGATAACGATATATGCGAAAACAACAATAAAACGATAAAATACTTCATACTTCTCTCCTATTTTGGTTTTGTAATTAATGATTTTAAATAATGATATATATGATCCTCAAGGTCAGGGTGATCATATAGAATCTTCATAATCTCTCGTACGCGCACGCGTTCCTTATTATAAGTAGGTGCCGGCTCATTAACCGTCATAGACAAACTGTGATCCTTTTCACTCTCTCCTGTAAGTAGCCATAATATATCTACGCCATATATTTCGTGAATACGTAATAGATACCTTGAGGATGGCTCTGACCGACCTTTGAGCCAATCTCCCACATTTCCAGGACTCGCTCCTATTGAAATGGCAAATTCTTTTTTATTTTTCCCTGAATCCTTAATAATTTTTTCTAAACGTCCAATCATAATACGAACTTAAGTATTGACAAATGCGTTCCTACGTATTATATTAACAGCAAATGATGCTATTTAACTAAATATCACACTAATCGCCAGGGGAAGTAAGGCGAATGACTTTAAAAACTCCTACTAAATATTTTCAAGCAACCCAGGGTCTCAATGATAATTGCTTCCCCCAATTTGATTTGGGACCCTTTTCCTCACTATCAAACAACTATAATAATTATAACACTGAAAGTAATCAATCGCAATATCAATTCAAAACTATTTTTGGGGGAGACTATGGTCAAAAATAAAAGGAATTATGACATTAACCAAGCCAATCTCTGGGACAACCTGGGAGTTGGAGCATTACGAAATTTTGAGATCGAACTGAAAGAGTCATTGAATGCGGCGGTGCGGGCTTACCTGGCGGGATCGCCGACGCGCAGCCGGCACACACTGGCGGGCGAGATCAGCCACCTGTTGGACCGGACAATCACCGAGGATATGTTGAACGCCTATATCAGCACGGGCAAGACAGACAATCATCCGCATGCCGACCTGGTCGCTGCAATCTGTAAGATCACGGGAGCGGTGAAGCCGCTGGAAATTTTTGCGGGGCTTCTATCAGTGACGGTTGTAACCGCAAAAGACATGATCTTTGTGGAACTGGCAAAGGTTAGTGAGCAGATTGAAAAACTCACCAAGCGCAAAGAGGAAATCAAGCGGCAGGCGGGCAGCGTTCTATGAGGCGCAATATTATAGACCGCACGCGCGTACGGGAGATGGCGGAAATGGGATTGACCCGGAAAGAAATCGGAAGGCGGCTGGGATGCTCGGAGCGCCATGTTCGGCGGATTCTTTCCGAATGTAAAATGAATAATGTAGAATGTAAAATGAGCAAGGGGGCGGTGCGGGCTGATGAGCATCAGTGCTGGCGGGTGGCGTTTGCGGTTTTCGGATCGTACAGCGCTGTGGCGCAGCGGTTCGGGGTATCGCGTCAGGCGGTATATGGAATAATTAATAATTATCAATTGTCAATTGACAATTAAAATCGGAGGGATAATGGAAAAAACTATTGAGAAGAAAATCGAAGTGAAATCACTGATGGTATTCGACAGCGACAAAGGCGACTTTGTGCAGGTGACGCCGGACATGCAGCGGCACGCGGCGTATGTGCATCAGCAGATCGCGATGGGCACGTTCATGATCGCCCTGGCAATCAAGAAGATGTTCGACGAGAAACTCTATCTCGGGCTGGGCTGCTCAAACAAAACCGAGTACTGTGAAACGATGCTGCCCTTCGGGAGACAACAGGCTTATAAGTATTATAAAATTGGTAAAAAATTCCAGAAATATCTTCCGGGAGACAGTGAAAGTGTCGCCCCGGGGCGACACTTTGAAGACCTTGGATATAAGAAACTCTACGAACTCACTAAACTCGACGACGCTGATTTCGAGGAGTTGATAGAGACGGGTGAGATTGACGGTTTCAAGATGGAGCAATTCAAGAAGCAGACTTATAATGAAGCGATGAAAGAAATCAATCTCCTGCGGCGCAAATCATCGAAGAAAATCTCCATTCTTGAAGAGGAGAATAAGAAACTAAAGTCAGAGATGCAATCCAGGGAGAGATTGATCGAAGAGGCTAATGAGAAATACAAACAGGCGTTGGAGATGGAAGACGTTTATGGACCGATGAAGACGAGCGTCGATGACCGGCGCCGGGTGCTCAATAACGCTATAGACATGTTGAATCACGCCACTAAGCTGATCCTGAACTGCAAGGTGACGGTTGACGATCCACCGACGCTGAAGCACACCGCCGTCGAGGTCTATAAGATTCTGTTTATAACCGCTGAGTATTGGAAAGACTATAACGGTGAACTGCTACTGAGTATGGAAGATTTTGATATTCAGGTGCGGGATAAAGATTAGATGATGAATTGCGGAGTAGAGTAATGGTAACTCGCCAGCCTCATAAACTGGAATATGCAGGTTCGATTCCTGCCTCCGCTACTAACGGCGCAAGCGCCGAATGTAAGATGAAAAATGTAAGATGAAAAACATTAATAAAAAGCAGGTGAAGAAAATCAGGACAGTGGCATCGAAGGTGTTTGCCGATGACGGTGAATATCACGAGTGGCTGAAATCGAATTACGGGATTAAGAGCACGCTTGACCTGGGTTTTTATGAGGCGATCGAAGCGATCAATCTGCTGGAAGGCGATACGTCATTCGTGGCGCGGCAGCGCAAGAACGATCCGAATAAGTGGCGCATCAGCAAGAGCCAGGCGTTGCGAATCTCAGTTCTGGAAGATTTGTTGGGCTGGGCGAATGAACCGGCGCGGCTGCTGAAATTTATAGACCGGCAAGTCAAGCATCCGGGTAAAAATATCACCGACCTTTCCAAGCAGGAAGCGCGCAAGGTGATCATCGGGATGCAGCGGATATTGAGCCGGGGATCCCAGGACGTCTATGATTGGATCAATAAAATGAATAACGGCGAGCTGGGTGCCCAGGGCGAAATGATCCGGGCAATCTACAGCGACAATCCGGAATCGCTTATGCAAAAAGTCAACAATCAAACGGTGGGAAAATATGTGGTGTAGAACATGTAACGAAGAGATGATCCCATTTGGAATTTATCTCGAACACGATGAAAAAGATGGGCATATCTGCCCGGTCTGCGGGCTCTGGATCTACGACCGCAAAAAGATAGACCGGAGCGAGTGCGGCGCGGCGTGGCTGGCGATGAGAGACAGAAAAAAACGATTTGTATCAAAAGATTTACGGGCACAATGATTAATATCGACCTACACACTTTGCAAAGTGAACTGAACGCTGCCGGCAGAGGGGCGCGGGGATCTGTCATAAAACGTTACGCAGCGCTTTATGGTGTATCGCGGGATACGATCTACCGGATGCTCCGGCGGGAGTACGGCAAAACTAAAACCGTCGAGCGGAAAAAAAAGATAGATCAGACGCTGATCAACGCTGTGGCGCGATTGAAAATTACCGGGATGAATCTGGGCGCAATCTCTACCAATAAGCGCAATCCGCGCGAGTTACCGACGGACATTGCGATTGATCTTCTTAAAAACGAATATGGCATCTGCGAAGCGGAAGACCTGACGGTTTCGACGGTGAATAGACGGCTGCGTGAATCGGGCTTTCGCACTCCGGATCCGAAAATCCGGGTTGAATGCGAATACGCCAACCAGGAGCATCAGTTGGATTTCAGCCGGTCTAAATACTTCCAGATTGTTGAATTTGACCCTGAGAAAAACGATTGGATACTGAAAGTCTCAGGGAAAGAATTACACTATAAAAAAGGCGATCGCAACTTCCGGCTGTGGATCGCGCAACTGAAGGATTCCTATTCGAGAGCACGGCTGGCGCGGGCGTACGGAGCCACCGGCGAAAGCGCTATCATGGGTTTAGAATTCCTAAATTTCTGCTATACCCGGAAAGAAGACGATCACCCGCTGAACTATATACCGGATACGCTCAAGACCGACCAGGGCGCATTTGCGAAAAAGAAAGAGGTTCAGGCGGTCATGCGGGCATTGCAGATAGAATTAAAGAAATCGACGCCCTGGAACAAAGAGTCGCAGGGTAAAATAGAATCGGGATTTGTGACGATTTGGCGCCGGTTTGAGATGCGGCTGGCGATGAAATTAGGCGGTGGCGCAAAGCTGTATCTCTCTCAATACAATCAACTCTTGCATGAATTTATGATCAAAGACTTAGATCAAAAGCATACGGTTCGCACTCAGTATAAACGGGGTGAAGATTACCGGGTATCAATGATAGAACATCCGCCGCGTGAGATCGACGAGAGCCTGTTCATTCATGCCTTCCGGACTTATGAGCGGACCGTAGATCAGACGCTAATGGTTACGATTGATAATATTCCATTAGCATGTCCGGACTATACGATCGGGCAGCGGATCAGGATATACCGGAACATGAACGGCGAATACGAAGGCGAGTTGATGAGAGAAGACCGCAAGTCATTCACATTGCAGCCGTACCACACCTATAAACCGGGCGAATTCGAGCATCGTCCGCACGCAACCTACCGGCAAAAAATGGAAGTCGAAGCGAGGCAATTAGAAAAAGAACGACTTGCGACCAAGGACAGATCGGAAGATTGGAAGCAGTTCAAGCAGTCGATCCAGCCGGTAATCGAGCAGGAAGCGGCTTCGCCATTTAACGAGACGACCTCTAAGAATTTTGAGACCGAGCGGGAAGCCCGGCTGTATATCGGGAAGCGACTACCGAAGGGCAAGACATTCACCGACTACGAGGATCTGTTTATGCCGCTAATAAAAAAGGAATTGAATAAAAAGGCGGTGGATATGATCATTGAGCAGATCGCTATATATGAGCAGGTAAGCATACAAAAATATTAGGAGGGAAATAATGAGTAACAGACAGGTATTGAATCATTTCGGACTGAACCGGTTGGGAACTTACCGGGGTGAGAATTTTCAGAAAGCCGTAGGAGAGATCATTGACGCTATTAATGACAACGAGATGCTGGCAATTTGCGGCGATCCGGGGACCGGCAAATCGACGGTCTTCGCTGAAGCCGTGCAGTGCTTGAGACACAATCCTGACCGGGCGCCGATCTTTGTTAAGGTCAATGACTGGTTCCGGGAACGGTTGACGATCGCAAACATTATGAACGCCATTATTGAGGACTTAAGCAGAGAGGGACCGAAGCGCTGTCTCGAAGCGCGCTCCCGGCAGTGTGAACGTATCCTCGGTGAGAAGGCGGTCTCCGAGCACCGGAAAATCGTGGTTGTGCTCGAGCAAGGTCATCGGCTGCATCTTAATACGCTGATAGCGCTAAAAGAATTGCGCGAGGCAACGTTTGCCGGGCACGACCGGCTGTGCAGCGTGATCCTGCTTGGACACCCGGAATTAAGAGCTAAGATCGCCCGCCGTAACGAGATCGCATTGAGAACGGAATTCCTGATGCTTGACGAAGCCCACGGCTGGATGACGTTCAAAGAGCGGGTTAAGTATATCGAGGCAGTCTATGGAGAAGCTATAACGGAGAAAGCGCGTGAGCGGATCGCCTTCCGCAAGAAAACACCCCTGGAGATTTATTATTACCTGAAAGAAAAAATGCGGGAAGAGATGCAGGCGGGCTATGACATTATCGACGAGAAGGCGGTCGAGCCGACGCTCTTTGAAAGGAAGAGCGACCTGAAAGTATCTTACAATGAGATAGCCAAAGAGGCGAACATCTCCAAGACGGCGGTCAGTAACGCCTTCCAGGGCGAAGCCGAGCATCTGATTCCGACTGTGATTGCCGCAATGGAACGGCTCCAAGAAAAGCAAATTAACGAAACAATCAGGAGAGCATAATGTGGATCACTGATCATAATATTGTATGTAGTTATGAATTAGCGAAGCGGCTGCGGAATATCGGCGTTCCGCAGCGCAGTAAATTCTACTGGTGTAAATGGTGTGAACCGGGCAGGGAACCGATCTATAACGTTAAGATGATTCCCAATGACCCCGGCGCGCCGGCGGCGTTTACGGTGTCGGAGTTGGAAGAGATGCTACCATACGAATACGTGCTGTTTAGAAATGGGAATAAATGGAGATTCTATCATTCATACTATGACGTTTATTATACTTGCAAAGCGGAAACACTTGCCGACGCCTTCGCATCTTTTATTATTCAAATAAAACAAAACTTAGAGGAGAAATAACAATGGCACAGAAAGACAAAGACGGGAACTGGATTGATCCGCGCGGTCAGGCAGTTCCGCGGGCATACGTCAAGCCCTTGGATCGCAAACGTGATCATGAAGTCGAGATGGCGGTTAAAGAGGCTCTTGCGATTGAGAAGCGGATGAAGGTACTGAAAGAAAAGATAATTAGTCGGATAATGAGATATCGCAACGCCGTCGAGAAAGAGACCGGCGTTAAACTTAAGGGTAAAGGCAATCTTTGCCTTACAAATTTCAGCGGAGATAAGCAGATCGAATTCAGCATGAACGATATTATAGTTTTCGATGAGAAACTACAGATTGCAAGACATCTAATCAATGAATGTATTGGCGAATGGAGCAAAGGCTCGAATAAAAACCTGAAGGTTATTGTCAACCAGGCTTTTGAATTAGACAAAAGGGGTAAAGTCAACACTATGGCAATTCTGAAGCTTCGCCAGTTGAACATCAAAAATGCAAAATGGAAAAACGCAATGGAGTTAATCAACGAAGCGATGAATATCACCGGCACGCGACAGTATCTGAATGTCCGCGTTCGTGAAAATTCCAGAGCGAAATTCAGAACTATCAACCTAAATTTTTCGAGCATATAAAATGGTCTGTCCTTTTTGCAAATCAAAGGGTTTCGTGCCAACTGAGGAATTTAGTCGCCCGATCAAAAACCTGGGCGGCAAAGAGTGCTTCAATACGGTGGATTATCGCCGCTACACCTGCCTGCTTTGCGGACGGGTCTTCAAGACAAAAGAGATCTATGATTGCGAAATCCAGGTCAGGGTAAATAATCAACTGACATTCACGGATATAAGCGCTGATGGCGATTGATCAAGCCCGGCTGAAAAAATTTTTAAAGGAGATGAAGGCACTGAGGGATAATCTTAGTATTGAGAATTATTATAGATCCTTCAACGCTAAACTTTTGAATTATCTCGATAAAAACAAGATGGACGGCGCATCGTTGCGGGAATTCCGGAAAGTTGTGGAGCGATTCTACAACCCGGAATTCCGGCACTTCGCCGACGATTGCTTCCGACAATACAATGACCTGATGGATATGACTAATACGCTCTATGCCGATTTAGGTCCTGCGGTCTCGCGGGACTTCACAAAAATTAAGGCAATCGAGAAGATTAATCGTACAAGGCTTGGCGAATACCGTGACGCATCCGCTCAGGAGATAGCATGGCGCGTGCGCGAAGGCATTGCAAAAGGCTATAGCGCTACGGACCTTTCAAAGTATCTACAACCTATCGACGACAAAGTACAATACTATGCGCATACAATTGCCAAAACCCAATCTTCGGGATACGCCCAGGAGTGCAAAAATGAGAAGTCCCGCATTGCGGAAGTTTTCCTTTTTGAATTCACGGGTCCCGGACTGAGAGATAACTCACACGCTTTCTGTGTCTGCATGTATCTCGTGACCTGTCATATCGACGACATTGAACAGATGTTGAACGGAACCGGGATGCCGGTATTGACCTATAAGGGCGGCTTTAACTGCGTGCACGTCTTCGAGCCGGATCCATTCGCTACGGAAAAGACGGAAGGATACTGGCAGGAAGGCTATATCGGGAAGCGGCTGATCAGGGTGTATTCGCCGAATACATTGCAAGTAGGAAAATAACGTCAAAGCTAACTGACTGAATCCCCCTTCAAAGGGGAACTGGGAAAAATTGAGGGAGAAATGAAAAAAACTAAAATTGATTGGCAAGCGGCAATGATTATCCTGGTTATCCTGATGGGGCTGTACTTCCCCGCCAGGATTGCAGTGACATTAATTCAAAATGCGATTGAAATCCATGCCGAGAGATAGTAAGAAACGCCGGATATTACTATACTTCACCGATCGGCAATGGCATACCGGCTTGGAGATGACGCAGCGCTTTGGCTGGGCGTGGAATCAGCGCAAGAATGAGATGCAGCGCCTTGGGCGGATCGAGTTTGAAGCAAGGACGGTCAGACACGATTCATCCAACTGGGAGTACCGGTTAGTGACGCCGAACGACGAGATCGATTTTGTTAATTGTTGCCGGAAGATCACGGCGTTCACGACGGAGAAAAACGGACAGATAGCGTTTGTTTAACTATGAATTACGCGGATTACACTAATGAATATGAATAGTAAATTTCAAATATCAAATTTCAAATCGCAAATCGCTAAAGAATTGGATATACCGGAAGCGGTAATCACTAATATCCGCCGCAAGGAGTGGGGCGCGGTGGTCGGCTACTTCAAATACCGCTGGAACCAGGACGGCTATGCGGCTTTGCAGCGCAACCAGGGCGCCGTGGAGCGCGTGGTGAAATACTTTCAGGGATTGAAAAAGTACCACGTTCTGAATGTCTCATTCGAGACCAAGAAGACCATCGCTATGTATATCGAACGCCTGGGTGTAGCGCCGCTGCTGGACGACATTAAGCAGGCACTGGCGGCGAATCCCCGGATTAAGACGCTGAACTATTTCATCGTTACCGAGAAAGGCGCAAAAACTCCGCGCTGGGGAATGCTCTATTTTGATAAAATTAATAAGGAATGGGAAGAGCGTAAGGAAGCGGAGAAATTAGAAACTGGAAATTTGAAATTTGAAATTGGGGAGAGGGTCACGCCGGATTGGGTGATCGATGCCCGGAAGCGAATAGCGGAATTAGAGGCGAAGAGGCTGACGCTTGATCTTAGCGAATTTCAGGAGGTAGCAGCCCTTCGGGACAGGTTGGAGAAGAATTGGAAGAGAGACTAACTACGAATTACACTAATGGAGAGGAAAATAACATGAAGCGTGAATGGAACATTGTTGAATGCGAACTGACATACTGGCTGAATCGGAACTGGCCGGGGCAGGATCTCTTTATAGTAAAGATGCGGAAGGGCACTTTTGAGATCCGCAGCTGGTCTAATCGCGATAAACAGGAATCTTTTAAAGTTTTGTCTCTTAACGGTCTGTATCCCGGCGCATCTGAGGTGAAGCAGTTAGAGAAAATATTAGGGAAAAGGAGTGAATAATGGGATATAAATGTCCGGGATACTGAGAAGACTTTGGGCGTAATAAGAAGGCGCTTATACTGCCGTAGAGGATAAGATTTAATAAACAAAACGAGGTGTAATTATGCAACGAGCGCCGCCTGAATATCGCCAATAATAAAAAAAAGCGAAAATTCAATCAAAAGCCCCGTCAATTGACGGGGCTTTTTTTTATTCGCCGGTAAGTTGACAGGTTTAGTTTTATCCTCTTTTCACCGCTATGCTGAGGGCAATAACGGTGAATCGATTGTCCTGGACGATGGTCCGGGCGCTGATGTCGGGGTCGCCGTTCTGGATCCAGAAGCGTTCGCCGTTGTAGATGAAACAGATATTGTCATCATGCACGAGCCACTCCGCGAGGGTTGATACGGTGGCGAGATTATTGGTCTGTTTGGTCTTGCGGTCGAATGAGCGGGACTCCGTAATCACGAGTAGATCGAATTGATTCTCACGCTCTTCTGAAACAGGGTTGCCGGAGATGAACATCACATAGCAGGCGGGGAGTTTCTTATTCATCTTGATAGAGTCGGGCGCTAATTGTCCGGCATAGGCTTCTACGGTATTCAGTCCGAGCATGGCTTTAGCGGCGAGAATATGCGCGACGAGCGCGTTTTGAGTGGTATTCATGATAATTCCTAATTTTTATTTTGCCACAGAGGCACAGAGTTTTTCATTTTTAATTATTAGGATTTATATCGGTTAGATCGCTGCCCCGCAAACCGACGAACCATGAACCGAACACGCGGGTTTTGGCGTCGATGTCGATCAAGTTCTCGTTATCGCTGTCGTGGACGGGGTTCGGTCTGGTGACGCCCGCCTGGTACTCTTTCAAGGCGTCCAGGGTTCTTTCGTAATCTTTGACAATCGTGGGTTTGGAATGGAAGTCGGTTTCTGACTGCTTAATGTCGAAGCAGCGTTTGCGGACAATATTAAGAAAATGGATATTGAGCGGGTTGACAGCGGTGAAGTCGAAATCGACTTCCGGTATTGTGACAAAGTCATTCATTTCCAGGAGCGCCATATCGATTTCGCTTGATAATACCGCTTCATCAGCATCGCAGAAATCCGTCCAGAGTGGGAACTTTGTTTTGATCCAGGTGATAGTTGCAGTTTCAGCCATATCTTTTCCTATTGATTGTTGTTTCAAACATTAAGTCCTCGAATAATATCCGCCACCGCTTGATTTGCGCGGTCGTAGATTTGCTTCTTTTCGGCATCGCTCAGTCCGAAGAAGTGACGCACTACCCGGCTTTTTCCAGCGCCGCTTTTATCGTGATAGCGGGCGATCCGGCGCTTATGCGGATCGTTGATATAGACCAGAACCTTATCAAAATTCCGGCTGACGAGATGATCTACCCGGCGCATCATGCCAGTATATTCATCCCACATTAGATTAACGGGATGAGTGGAGAGCCCGGCTTTCTCGCGTTTCTTTTTGTAGGGCTCACTATACGGTTGGAATGGTGAACCGGAAACGTCTTTGCCTTCGCGGGTGCGTTTGCCGATGAAGCGCTCCGCCATTAATCCAAGGCGCTCCATCAGGCTTTGACTGTGCAGTTTGTCAGCCAGGGCATTCAGCATTCGCTTGACTTTAGCGTCGTCAAATTTCACGGGCATCAGCGGAACATCCTTCTGGTAAAGAGACGGTCTTTTTTCCAGGCACGTTTCTTGGTTGGCTTGAATGTCCCTGTGTCGAGATAACGGAAGATCAATATAAAAGCGGTAGCGGCGGCGTCGGGTCCGTCGAGTTTCTCTTTTGCTTTGCCGAAGCTGTAGAGCTGCTGAAGATAGCGTTTGAAATCCGTCTGACCTTCCAGTAGGTCGGAGTAGAGAAACATCTTCATCAGATGCGGATGGACCAGGTTCATAATGCGGCTTTCCTTATCTGCGCCGTAGAACTCCGTGGCGTTGCCTTTAGAAAAATGCGGCACGATAGTCAGGGTCTTTTTGCGCTTTTCCATCCATTGCAGATAATAGGGTTGCGCGAATGCCCACTGATTGAAGTCATTCTCGAATAACATTGCCTTCCAGTTCGGCACATTCTGACGGAGTTGATCCATATAGTCGAAAAGCAGCGGGTAAGACTCCCGGCGCAGATACATATCCAGCATGACCACCTCACGCTTGGCGGTGATTCCCAGGGTTGCCAATGACTTATAACACGATTCCGGGCTTTGTCCGTGCGCCGGATCGCAGGCGGTCAAGCTGGCGATGATTTTGATCAGGTTGAGGTTGACATAGTGGATCATGTCGGGATAGAAGTTGTCGCCCCGCACATAAGGCCGATCCATATACTCGCCTTCCCAGACATCAAGCGGGATTTCCTTGCGCTTCTCCGCCCAGTACGCATCGCTGAATCGTTCCGGCCATGTGCTATGTCCGTCTTCATCGAGCGCCGGCTGACTGAAGTGATTATCGGGAAATTCTTTTTTCAAGCGCATGATCGGGCAATCGATATTGATAGAGTTGCCCAGTGTGATCGAAAGCCCGTCATCTTCCATCTGTCCATAGATCTCGGACATTATAAAATTTGCGACCTTTTCGTTATCGTGTTCGGACGTGGCGGAGTTACGATTATAGAGATCGTCATTAATAGAATAACGGAAGCGTTTGAATTCCTCATCGACATAAGAGCGCAATCCCATTTCCACGGAAGTAGCGAGCAGGACGGTATTATTAATAATGTGATAGCCTTTGCGGTCCTGGAGGACTTCGATATTGTAATCATAGCAGAGCATCCGGTTGCGCTGGATCATACGGCTCAGGGCGGCGGTGCGTTCACTGGCGACGTCCTGGGTTCGCAATGTGGTATTACAGATCCCGCCGACTCCGAGACAGAGCGGCTTGACAATTTTGGCAATATAAGTAAGCGCGGTCTTGCCGAGTTTGCGGAATCCCGAGATCGTATGCTTGCCGGTTTTTAGATTTCTAATATGATAATGAACGTCAGTCCAGGGCGAATCGAATATTTTTGGAAAATAAATCTTGGCAAATTCGAGATCATCGGCGTCCGCTTTAGCCCGGCGTTCCTTTTTCTTTTCCGGGGTCAGTTCGGTTTCAACCGTTTCAAAAAGAATACGATCGAGGAAATCTTCAAAATCAATATTAAGACGTTTTAACTTAGAATTAGTAGTCATATTATAACAATTCCCGAAAGTCCAATAGAATTAAAATTGAACGGGTTTTGAACGTACAATTAATCATCAAGCCTGCCCCGCAGAAAGTTTTTGAAATCTCTGATCATCGATAGAAATTTATCATCAACGATTTTTGGGTAATACTTCTTAGCAAATTTCACTTCATCGGTGAGCATTGAAAACATTATATGTATCTGATATTTTGGGTCCACTATCTTTTTCATGGTGGCGGTAAGCTTAGCTAGATCGTCCGGGGTTTTGTCGGTGTAATTGCCGAGTAGATCATAGATACGCTGAAGTATCTTGCGCGCAAGATTTTCCGGAGACACGGCTTCGTACTGCCGTAACATCTCTTCCTCACGGTAATCAATCCAGGTTTTGCCGTTTCGGTCTTTCTTGCGTCGCCAGTTGTCGATAGTCTGCCATGAAGGGCCACTTAGCTCCTCGGCTATCCGGCGGGGGCTAAGACCGTCCTGCACATAGAGCCGCCGGGCTTCGGCTTTGATTTTTGGACCGTAGATCATATTAACTCCTTATGGAAAAATAGAAGGCTGTTTGGTGAGCGGCTTCTGATCATCATAAACCTTGAGACCTAATTGACGGTATTCGTCGGGATTGATCGTCAAGCCGTGCCGGAAAGCGGTATCGATTATATCAAGATGCTCTTTCTTGTTAATCGGCTCTGATTTATCGAGTTGGAATTTCGGATATTTGCCGTCGCCGAAATTGCGGTCGATGATATTGCGAATAAGTTTCTGAACATTGGAATCGATGAAATACATATCGTCAACGGCGATCTCGCGCTTGACCTTATATGAGCTGATATTCTCACCAACCTGTAAACCCTTTGATTGTTGGACGGCGTTCTCATGTCCGAGGAGGCTGATCGATATTCCGCAATCGCAGACCTCTTTGAAATCCTTATGATTGCCGGTGTTCCGGGTTGCTTCCTTAATTTCAATATTTGTGCTATCGGGCATGATCCCGCGTGACGATTGAGCCAGGGCTGTTATACCGGCTTTCAGTTCATCTTTCACATCCTGCGTCGCTCCGGGCGGATACTTGCCGATTATCCAGGGTTCGCCGAATGTCTCGAGAAACGACGCCCATGATTCAAGCCCGAATTCTTTCAATATGTAATCGCGCAATACGGGGAACATAATCGGGACTTCATCGGTCTCGCAGACCAGGACGTCCCCCGGAATCTCGTCAAGGTTCTTACCGTTATCGATCTTTAGTTTGTAATCATCTTTGAGATCGTAACGAAAATACTTATGCTCGAATTTTTTGAAACTGACCGGGACTTGTTTCTGGTAGCGGACTTCCCACTCGAAATCTATCACCGCGAATTTATATAGTGCGGCTTCATGGATGTTTTTAAATAGTTTGCGCATATCGAGATTGTTCAAGACGGAAGCGATCCACTCGGCGCGTTCTTTATCGGGCGCTGAGTCGCTGTACGGGATGATACTGAAATCTTTCTGAAATCCGGCTTTACGTCCGATCAAGCAGCCGGCGACATGTGAGTCCAGGGCGGCGGTTTTCATCATCTCAATCAGTTCGCGATAGACGCCCCGTTTCCACTGAGCCACGACAGTCCGGTAGCGCGAGGGAGTGAAACTTACCGAGGGGATTCCGATTTTTCTATTGACTTTAAGCATGATAAATCCTTATTCTTTCCGTACAAAATTCATAAAACTGTCTCTTAATTAATAGAGAAACATCTTCACATGTACATGTGAGTTGATACTTCTTTCATGTTATACCCGTTTCTTAGTAGAATTTCGGTGCAATGTGAATTGAAACCGGAATAGAGGAAAATGGGATTGTTCAGTAAGAATAAACGGCAACTGCCAAAAGGGACCTACCTTAACAGTGTTGAGATTGTCAACGCTGACAATAATCCCGACCTGATGATCAAGATCGTTCCGGTCGGTTATTTCCCGGAACACCCCAACGGTGCTCACGAAATTACAAAAGAACATATCCGGGAAATGGTTAACAACCTGCAGAGTCAAGGGACCGACCTTCTTTTTGATTATGGGCATGAGTCGATCTGGTGGGCCGGAGCGCCTGCCGCCGGCTGGAGTCCGAAAGACAGCGCCGAAGCCAGAGATGATGGTCTGTATATCCGCTATCCCGAGTTCACACCCAAAGCATCGGAAAAAGTCAACGATAGAGAATTCCGCTATTTCTCGCCGGTGTACCGCATTAATGCGAAAGATAAATCCGGTCGTGAGATTGGCGCTGAACTGGTTTCTGTCGCGCTGACTAATATTCCATATATGGACAAAGAAATTGATTCTATAAAGAATTCAAACCAAAAGGAGAATAAAATGGACGGCAAAGAATTACGCCAAAAACTGGGCTTAACAGAAGACGCCAGCGATGAAGTGGTGAATTCTAAAATAGATGAGCTGGCAAAACTGAATAGCCAGCCACCGGAAACACCACCGGTAAAACCGGAACCCGAAGTCGAGAAGTCTGAAAGTGACGACAAAGTAAACAGCCGGATCGAAGCATTGGAAATAAAGTTGAAAGAACGTGAAGAGGCTGATAAAGAAATTAGGGTAGCGAACCTGATCAATTCAGCGATCAGCGATTTCAAGATACTGCCGGCGCAGAAAGAGATCTGGGAGAATTCAGCGAAGTTGGATTATGACGGTACGAAAGCCAGGCTGGACTCTATTGCCGCGAACGCCGTGAAGCCTGCCGGCGTGACGGTGCCTATTGATACAGGCAAACCGAAAAGCCGTAACGAAAAGATCAACGCCGCCGCTGATTTTATTCGCGGCTTCAATCGTCAACCTCAATTCAAAGAAATTAATTAGGAGAAATTGCCATGAGATTACGAGAAATATCACCCGCCGATCCGGTCTCTCAGATAGCACTTGACGGCTTGATCGAAACAGCTCCTATCCTGTTGGATGCGGAGTTCTATACCAGAGAGGGCAACGCCGACAACATTAAGGATGCTCCTTCCGGCGCCACACAAACCAAAATAACGAGAAGCCTGAATGAACCCAATACGCCTATAGCCGGAGCAAGAACATACAGCCCGGCGACGAAAAAGATCGTATCTTTTGATTCCAAGGTCGATGTAATTTTGGAAGATCGTAATGAAGATGTCGAAGCTGAATTGATCAAACAGACATTGATTGACGCAAAAGAAGCCGGCTGGGTATTACAGGATCTTTTCTTCAACGGTGATGTTGGCGAAGATAGCGAGAACTTTGACGGGATGGTGAATCTGGTTCATGCAGACTGGATTAAGACTATCGAAGCGAACGGAATCTATGTTCCGGTCGGTAGTTCCGATACAAATGCTTCCCTACAACAGCTGGCTGTTGAGAAACTTCTGCAAGGTTTTGCAATGGTTCGCGGTGGAACCCAGATCGCTTACATGAATGAGTACCTGAAAATACGCTGGTTGACCGTTGCGAAGGCGTTGGGTTATTATCGCCAGAGTAAAGACGAACTCGGCAATACGATCGATATGATCGGCAATGTAATCATTAAAGGCGCCAGCTATTCAAAAGCCGGTACGCCATTATTGCCCTTCACGGAGACCTGTGGAACCAGCACTAATACCTCTTCGATCTATTGTGTTCGCTGGGGTGAAAGAACCAATCTCACCTGTCTCACCAGCGTCGGTTTGAAAGGGCGTTATGCCGGGCAGGTAGGCAATCAAATAATCAATAACGTTAACCTTGATATGACGATGCACCTTCAGGACATTACATCTCTTGTCCAGCTGAAGGGCTTCCAGATCGAATCACCATCATAAACGGTCTAAGATCGCCCCGGAGTTTGGATCCCTCCGGCTCCGGGGCTTTAGTTTGAAATTAAAACAAGGAGAAAAGCGATGAAACTTTTTAATAAATTTTCAATAGTATTAATGATCATGCTCTTGTTTGTGAGCATGACATACGCCGGGATTATAACCGACGTGGACCGGCAGAAACTTCCGCAAGGGCAGACGTTCTACACTTATGCCAGTATGGACAGCGCCGAGATCGACACGTCCCGAACATTCTCATTTTGTTTTTACGATGCAAAAAAGAGTACCGGCTCTACGATAATGCCGATCCCTTTTGCGTATTTAAATTCCAGTATAGGCACGCCGAAAATTACGATTGTGATTGATGGCTCAATGGACGCCACTAACTGGATTGTGATTGACACCGTATCGAGTTCAGCTACCGCTAAAACACTAACATACGGCACAGTTGATCTTGATAATAAGTATTATCCTTATAACAGATTACGCCTTAAAAGCGAGGCAACCGGAGCCGCTGCTACAGTTAAGTTGTGGTTCTATATGTATTGGGAACGGGAGGATAAGTAATGGCTAAGACGATTACGATCGAAAGCCCGGTAAAGAATTTCAGCGGAGTGCGGAACACGGATTTCGGACAGGTGAAATTCTTCAAAGGTATAGCAAAAGTCACGTCGAAACGCCAGGCGGAATACCTGGTGAACCGTGGATATTTCTGCAAAGAACTGGGCGCCTTGCGCCCGGAGCCGGAAGCTGCCCCGGAAGAAAACGACGCTCTAAAAGATAAAGGGAAACAGTCATGAGTATTGACAGAACAAAAACCCTGACGGGACCGTTCACACTTGACCTGCTTAACGTAACATCTGAAAGTAAATTCAAGATCGAAAACCTGAAAAAGGATAAGGTCACTTTTGATATTTTGCGCGATGTGGACGTCGAAGAACTGGAAGACGGATCTGAGGAATACTTCAAAGGCGGTGGTAAACTCAAGATTGAAGCGAATTTCTCTGAAGTTGACAATACCCAATTGGGTGCTTCCGGGGTGGAAGACACCAGTATTGTGACCGTCGAATTATCATTTCCGAATAAGAATAAGAAAATCACGATCACGGTTGATGTGCTTACCGGCGGCGATCTGATCTACGGCGAAGTATCCGGAGGTAAAGGCAAAGTTACGATCCTGAAATCTATTCCGCTGGATGAGCATATTGATGACGTAATCACGATAGCGCCGATTACATAGGAGCAACATGCAGCACTTGAAGGAAGTCGTCAGCAGCCCGGTTTTTTCTATCCCATTGAGTATCAGTGGAGTTCTCCAGTCATTTATTTCATGGACAACTCCGCTGATTCAATACCTGATCCTGGTCTTGTCGCTGGTGGTGATCGCGCTGTCGGTCTGTATCAAATGGAAACAATTTAAAAAACTATAATCACGGAGGTTGAGATGGGACTATCATTAATTGGCGGAGCTATTACCGGCATTAAATTTCTGGTTAAGGTTCCCTGGCGTAAAATCAGCAAAGAAGGCAAAGAGGCGATCGAAACCGTGAAAGCGGTCAAAATCGATGGCGTTAATGACCGTGCCGAAATCGAGAAAGCCTTTAAAGAAGTGTTGGACGTCGCTGACCTGATCTTCCCGAATATCAAGAACGTCTATAATTTACTGCATAAGGACGGCAAATGAGAATCAGGTTACTGGAAAAAGACTGCTGGTCACGACCGGGCTACAATGCTATTGTAACGGTGATCGACCGCCACGGTAAGGTGTATTCCTTCCGGGGCAGTAGCTGGCCAAACCCGTTCAAACCGAACCCGCCCTATGACATTAAACTCAGCGACGCCTACCCGGCAATCGCCGAGGGTGAATACCCGGTAGAGTTCCGCAACGACGCGCATAACGGCAAGCCCGGTTTGAATATCAATGACAACCGGGATATCCCGACTATCTGCCCGAACCCAAACCGGAAGGGCAATCCCTTGCTCGCCGATCATGTGGATATCCACTCCGGGCAGAATGAGACGTGGCGCGGATCAGCCGCCTGTCTGACGATCCACCCCAGCGAATACGGGCAATTCTGCGATCTTTTCAGGCACGGTGAGACCGGAACTCTGGAACTTGAGCGCGAGATTAAGGAGGTAGCATAAGTGTGGCTCGGGTTAAGAAGACTCCGTCCGAAATCTATCATGCAATCACTTCGGTTGAGCAAGTCGCCGCCACCGGCATAGTCAAGGTACATATCAATATTCGCAACCCCTTTCTGCAGAACGGCAGTTTAGGGGTTTTTCAGTTTAGGAAGCCCGGCGATCCGTCTTATAACGACTGCACCCTGGCGCCCGATCAAGATGTTGACATCAACAATATCCCTCTCACCGGCTTCGATCGGCGGATCACCTTGTACTGGAATGCCGTGGATGACGTGGGCGTGGCGGCGGCTTTTCCCGGCGTCTCGATTAGAGTGGATTTCTATGACAGGACAAACCAGACGGGAAATATGACCGGTTATAGTATTGTCACCACGGATATTGACTTCACGATCGGAACGGTAACTAAGATCACAAAGCCGAAGATCAACGATCCCTATCTCAATATCGAATTCTATAATCCACGCACAATTCGCCCCAGCCTCGTGCATTTCCTGTTTGAGATCGCCACGGATGAAGACTTCAATAATGTTGTGGCAAGTTTCAATTCGTCCTTATCACAGGCAGCGTGGGGTTGTGATGGAGGAGCGTTCCCGGCGGATGGTATCCCCGGCATCACTGAACACAAAATAACACTTCAGGATGCTTCACTGGGATCTCTATCTGACCAGGATTACTATTATCGAATTACGCCGAATGTTACTGATAATTAATTAAGAAGGGAAAAAAATGAAGACATATACAATACAGGGACACTCATTCAGCCAGGACATTATGAAACTCAGGCAGGATAAAGCATTGATCATGCTCTGGGCGGATAAGGATGTGAAGGTGCAGGAGATTTTCAAGGTTGACGGCGTGCTGGCGGCGCTGAAGTTCCTGGCGCAGAATGACATCTTAGACGATTTTCTCAGAATTATTCTGATCGGCGATACGTCAAAGATCGACTTTGACAAGCTCAGCAATGAGATACTAATCGAGATACTGAATGATTTTTTTTTCTTCAACAAACAGTGGCTTGCCGACGGCGTGAGCTTGTTGAGGCGATTGATTTTCTCTGCCCAGCCGAGCACGAAAGCGGGGTTATGGCAGAACTTGAAGAGCTCAGTCGCGACGAAGATGAAATCGAAGAAATAGAGGTAATCGACCGCATGATCTATAGCCTGGCACAGGGAGATATTACGAAGCGCAAGACGATCGAGAATGACTTCACGATCATCGATGCCCTTGAGTGGACGTTGACAGCAATGAAGGTGATGGGAAAATAAGATATGAGCGATAATCAGTTGATCATTCGAATCGTCGCTGATTTGAAGGACATCAAGAGGAAACTTCCGGAGCTGGAAAAAGGTCTGAAGAAGACCGCTGACACCGGCAAGCGCGGCTTTAAGGCGATGGACGGGGCGATAGGAAGTTTTACGAAGAGACTTGGTGGGACTCTGGTTTCGATATATGCTTTGAAAAAAGTCTGGGATTTCACTGGTAACGCGGCGATGAAACAGGAAGCGATTTTCCGAAAACTTCAGACATCCGTCGAGATCACCGGCATAAAGTACAGTGATGTCAAAGAAGAGATTGACAAAACATTTGCATCATTGCAGGCACTAACGCAATATGGCGATACAGATTCCGCTCAGGCGTTGACTACATTATTGCAGCTTACAAGTGATTATGAAAAGTCGATGCAGGGCTTGCCGATGGTGCTTGATCTGGCAGCGACCGGACTCTTTGATGTGAACACCGCCGCCCGCTATGTGGCGATGGCATTCGAGGGAAACGTCGAGATGTTGGGGCGCTATATTCCTGAGCTGAAAGCCTCAAATAATGAGATCATCAAGACCGGTACCGCTGCTGAAAAGACAGCTGAATTCATGCGGATATTCAATGAAAAGTTTACAGGAACAGCCCAGAAAAACCTGGACTCCTCAACCACTAAAATTCAGCGCCTAAAAAACTATCTCTCCGATATGGGCGAAGCCGCCGGGGACAAAGCGGCTAAAGGGATCGGCGACCTCGCTGGTAATTTCACTGAATTCTTGATGATACTGGGTGAGACACAACTTGAAACCACGGTCCGGCAATTAAAAGAAATGGGCGTTGAAGCCGAGAAACTCGTTGGATTACAATACCTGGTCGATACCGAAAAAGCATTTAAAGCAATTGAGACGGGCAGTAAAGACGTAGAGAAAACATTACAAAATCAGGCGTCATTATTAGGGATAGATATTGTTGAGTCTATCGGAGTTGCCGCACATGAATATAAAAAATGGATAGGCGATCAAGTAAATGGCTGGGAAGCCACGCAGGTAGCGATTGACAATATAGACTACTCCAATCTAACATCCGCAAAAGTAAAAACTGTAATGAGCGGGTTAGTCAAAGAAGCCACAGGTTTGGGGTTAAAATATAATGAATTGACTCTACAGGAGATGGCTCAATACAAGACATTAAAAAACCAAATTAATGCACTTCAGGGTATATTAAAATCATTATCTGAATATGAGGAGTCTGTTGCTTTCTTGACAGGATTACAAGAAAAACAGGCAGAGGCGCTCAGCGGACAAACAGATGAAATAGACCAACAAATCGCCAAAACAACAGCTATAATTGCATTAAAAAAAGAGGTGGCGGCGATTAAAATTCCGGAGATTGACGCCACGAAATGGTCATATACTTATGATCAGCTGATCAACGATAATCGTGAACTGGTGAATGCACTCGGTTATGTGGGTGATACCATGAGCGATGTCATGGTGAACGGTGTGGATATGATGGAAGCAATGGAGCAGACCTTCAAGATGTTGATCGTCCAGGCGATCAAATACGCGGTGATCTGGTCGGCTATCAGCGCCTTTTTCCCAGGCTCCAGTGCGCTTGCCGGAGGTGGGTTTGGAGAATTCCTGATCAAGGGTCTTTTCGGAAGCGGCTTTGCCGGTGGGACAAGCGACGCGCCCGGGGGCTGGAGTATGGTAGGCGAACAGGGACCGGAGATGATGTTCGTGCCTCAGCATAGCCAGGTCTATACGAGCAGTCAGACCAGGACGATCACGCAGAACCTGATGAACACGAGCGCCCTGGAGCGGAAACTGGACCAGGTGATTAACGCCATCCAGACAACGCCGCCGCGCTTAATCAACAGCCGGCTGAGGGGAGCGGACATTGAGCTATCCCTGGAACGAACAAAACAAAACAAGATGAGCGACTGATGGAAGTATTTCGGCTCTGGATTAATAGCATAGAAGTGACCGACTACCTGAAGGAGGAGTTCCGGGAGTTCGTCCAGCGGGCGGAGGGATCGTCGCTCTGGGACTTCTGGCTTGACAATCTCACGGCGGTATTCGGCATGGACGTACTGCCGGCTTTGGGCGTGACACATCTGACGAGCGAGACATTGCGAATGACGACTTGCGAACTGCGCTATTACGAAAAGACGGTAATGAAGGGTTTTGTCGATAAGGTCCGGATAGATCCGCATGTGGACAGCGCAGAGGTTGAGATCGACCTGGTAAGCAATGCCTGGGTGCTGTGTAAGACGAGTCTCACTTATCCCTCTAATCCATTCCAGACATCTAATACAGAAGAAGGCGACAGTATAAGCGAGATCATCAGGAAGGCAATCCAAAGAGTCTTTAATATGCCGGGCATCCGACTGCGCCCTTTCCCGACTTTGAACGTGATCGATGATGTGGATTTTATACAGTATAAAACAGCTATTTTAAATATTGTGGATTCACATCTTTGGAAGTATAGAGGCATATACAAAATAACGCAAACTGAACACCGCCTTTGTGGTAAAGTCGGAATTCTATCTTATGTTGATAATTTTCACTACAATGATAGTGATTTAGTCGAAAGAAATTTTTTAATTTTGGGCGAATCCGGATTTGTGGAAGAAACAAAGATAACATGCCTTATCGCGGCAGGCAATCTATATGCGAACAAAGGCTCGTCAGGCTCAGAACCAACCCTGATGGGGATATCGATGCACGACGATTATGATAAAGAGATGTTAAAGTCAGACATCCATTCATATAATGGTTGGGGTAGTGATAAATTTGAAGTAAGCGCCATTAAATTTATTTATAAATACAATGATAATATTTTATATGCCTTGGTTAAAGAAATACCTTATGAGAATAGTTTTAGAGATATTTTATATCGAATTTGCATAAGTGATTCTGACCGCTTCCGTTATAGTTACGATATTGCCACATTCGGGCAGGTGTTAAAGGACCTGGCAAAGATGTCGGATAGCATAGTCTGGATCACGCCGGACAGTAAGATTATAATGAAAGACCGGTCGGAAGTGGAGACGCTGCCGGTGATCGACGAAAGCGACTTGATTGGCTACCATTCCGAGGTATTGTCGTATGACGCAAAATTCAGCATTCCCAAAGCTTATGAGGTATTGAATAAGGCGCCTTATGATGTCGAAAGCGAGGTTATTAATTATTACGATTCACTGTTATCCGGAGAGTTCAAGCGCCACACGGCGAAGATATTGAAAGACAGGCTGATCAGCGAAGATCGCCTGGTTCTCAAGAGGTTGCCGGTCCGGCTCGATGGTGAGTTGGTGGATTGCGGGATCGTGAAAGAGGCTCGCTATGAAGAGGACTTGATAACCTTAATAACAGAGAAGAGATTGTAATGTTTCAAGGATCGGGACCGCCACAACTAATTTATACAACGCCTTCGGGACGGCGGACGACAATCACATTCCCAAAGCCTCTGAAAGGCGGCAGGAATGAAGTATATAAGGATGAAACCAACCTGTACCGGAACGTCAAGGGGCGCATCAAGAGCGGCGAATTCTTATTGCGCTTTCAGGGCGAATACAATTTCGGGAAAGTTGACCAGGACACGCTCGATGATCTGGCGGCGGTTTACAATATTAGCCGTGAGGTTGTCTGGATTCCTTACAGCGATTACGCTATGATTAATTACTTGTGCCGAATTACGGTTTTTCCGCGTCCGCATCGGGGCACGACTAAGCGCGACTCCCTGATGGTCAGGGTTGAGGCGGTGGCGCCCACGAACAAGATACCCACGGCGGACAATATGCTTGCTATTGTGACCATGGGCAGAATTTTCAAAATATATGAAATTGAGGAGACTTAATAATGTCAGCGAGAATATCTTTTTTTCTGATTAATTCCGGATCCACGCTGCTAACGACAGCCGATAAGATAGACTTGTACAAGATGAGCGCGCCGACGGTGGTCGTAGCGAGCACCGATCCGGCGGGTGGGCAGTTGCCGATCTATGATAATCACGACGGCGTGTATTATATTGAGGCGGATAATGCCGATTTTCCAACGGGCAAGTACCTGGCGAAAGTCAATGGTGTGAGCCAAAAAGAACTCTATAATGTAATCCTGATCAACGACGACCTGATCGAGCATCTCAGCAATCTCACGAAGCATAGAGAGATTGATGATACGGCGGGCGAAGGTGACACAACGAAACTCTACAGCGCAGATAAGATAATAAACGAGTTAGCACTTAAGGCGGCAGTGGAGGATCTCGCAGCGCTGGAGCTTGCGATAGATGGGTTTGCCTCCGATAATCACAAACATACTGCAGCTGACGTAACTATAGCCGATGCCGGCGGGCATACGGCAGCGACGGAAGTTGAATCTGTCCTGCAGGAGATATATGGGAAAATAGGAAATGTTAAATGGAATGGTGTGGCAGTCAGGCGAGGAGTTACTGAGGGAGATAGTTTAACTGAGGCCATCAAAGCCCTTGCAGCAGAAATAGACGCTGTAGATAGAAGCATAGAAGCTGTTACGGGAGGAACAAAAACTGTAATTGTAGATACTGAATATGCTGTCAAATCAGTAACAACAGAGGCAGGCAAAACATCAGTTATGGTCACTTGTGCTGATTTTACGGGTTACAAAACACTCAATTACAAATTTGTAGGCAAAGCATATCCGGCTGGCCTAATGGCTTTATATATAGATGATGTTCAGAAGGCATCATGCTCAATTCAAGAAACAGATTACACTGATTTTACTGGTTCTTACAATATATCTTCTCTCACTGGTAGTCATAAAATAGAACTAAAGTTAGAGGATGTTGTGCTCGAGCCAGAACCGGAAATCTATTCTAAATTGCACAGTATAGAAATGGAGGTGTAACGGCATGACTATCACCATCCAACAGATGCGAGAAATTTATAAGTTAGCGAGGGCGTTTGATAACCAAGGATTTGTTATTCCGGATAAAATCAGAGATCGGTTGAATAGTAACCAGTTGCCCGAAATGGCTCAGGAAATGATAAGTGATTTACACGGTGTTAGTGAATATCTAAAATCATTTGCAGAAAACCTTCTGATGCCTGCTTACTGGTCAGGCATAGAAAATGGGAAAGGTTTCGGATTATTCTGTGACGATGAAGGCAACGTAAATATTGAAGTTGACCGGCTCAGAGTCAGGAAACGCAGTGCTAATCCTGAAAACTTATTCCAACAAATTCACGGTGTTTCCGGAACTCTAATTGTGAGTTCCGTGGGTAAAATAAAAATGTTCAAAAAAACAAAGAAAGGAACAGAACAATGAGCAATTTCATGTATAACAGAGGAAAAAAAGGCATCATGGATGCCAGCATCGATCTTGATAATGACACGCTGAAAGTTCTCTTAATTGATAATGCCGGGGATTATATTCCTAATCCTGACCATGACAACGTTTCGGACGTTGTCGCTAACGAGATGAGCGGCGGGAATTATTCAAGACAGTTGCTGGCAAACGTGGCTATTACGGAAGATGATTCCAACGATCTTTCCGTTATGGACGCCGATGATGTAACGTTTGCGAGTATTAGTGCCGGCACGGCAAAGGGAGCAATTATTTTTAAAGATACCGGGAATGATGCAACTTCGCCGCTAATTGCGTGGATTGACACTAATTTCCCGATCACTACAAACGGCGGCGATATTATTATACAATGGAGCGCCAACGGTATTCTTGCTTTCTAAAATAGGTTGAAGACCATAATGTCTAATAACCAAGGGAATAAAGATGGATAATATTAAAAACTTTGCGGTGGGGGAATTAAGTGGTACTCTTTCGAGTTCCGCCACCTCTTTAACTTTAGCAACAGGGCAAGGGAGCCGTTTTCCGACGGCTCCCTTCAATGCCGTTATTTGGGATTCGACGAATTATAGCGATGCGGCTATGGCTTTCCATGCTGGAAAAGCGGAGATCGTGCGGGTAACAGCGGTCACTGGCGATACTTTCACGATTGAGCGGGCTCAGGAAGGCACGACGGCGGTGGCTTTTTTGGACGCGAACGCAATATATAAGGTTGCGCTTGGTGTGACAAAAAAGACGGTGGATGATATAGTTAATTCTATGCCTTCCGAGGGTATGACCGCAGCAGAACGTGCAACTATGAACGATATTATTGTAGATGTTGCTGAGAATGCCTATCGTCACAATTTAGATGATTTGGTTTATGATGACGGAATGTTTGATATATTTGCTAATTTGGATAAGATTTCAGGGAACACAAATACAGCAATTACAACTCTTGATGATGCTGACCTCAAAGGAAAGGCGTGCCTCGCTGAGGATCTTGGTTCAGGAGAATATGGAGAACAATATAATGTAAGCACTCTTAGTTCTAATGTAAATAGTGATGTTGCAAAGAACGATGGTTTTACTTACACAGCAGGAATTTGTCTTAGCCCCGATGGCACTAAATTGTTTATTGCAGGAGTATGCGCTGGTAAAAATACTATATCTCGGTATGATTTATCTACTCCATTCGACATTTCAACTGCTTCTACCTATTATCATTTAGATGTCAATACTTACATATTTTCGGTCAGCTCTGTTTGGTTTAATAGTGATGGATCTAAAATGTATGTTTTAGGTCAAAGTCAATCTAGTAATAAGTGGGCAATTGCTACTTATAATTGCGTCAATAACAATTACGATAATTATGGGGCTACTTTTTCTTCTATACATGATTTACCAAATGATCCACCTACTAATTGTAATGATATGCATTTTAAGAGCGATGGTCTTAAGTTATTCGTAATAACTTACCAATATGTATATGAATATAATTTATCTGTGGCTTATGATATGTCAACGCTTTCTTACGTTAGGTCTGTTAATATATATTCATACGCCGAGGAAAACGATCATAGGGGACTCGCTTTTAGTCATGATGGAACAAAAATGATTGTTACTGGTACGGTAAATCAATCTATATATGAATATGATTTATCTGTGGCTTATGATATATCAACGCTTTCTTACGTTAGATCAGCGGCACTAACGGGAATATTAGGTATATTTTTCAATAGTGATGGTACTATGTTATTTACAGTAGATAATGACGAGTTAATAGATTCTTGGGATGTAGGGGAAATGGTATATCCTTATTATTCTACTGGAGATATAACCTCTTCATCGAAAGTCTTTAATTTTGTACCAAGTAAAGTAGTAATTAGTCATGATGCAGATGTTCCGGAAGGGGCAAGTATTACTTATGACATTATAGACCAGTATGGTCATACGGTTAATGTGGCAAATATTGATGAAGAAGTTGTTTTAACGGGAATTACAGGTAACGAAATTACTATTAAAGTTAATTTTGTTGATGAAGACACTGCAACAACTCCCGCTTTATATTCATACGCTTGTTTCTTTAAGGAGTAATATGATGAATAAATTAGAAAGACCTGAACATAAAATCAAAACCCTGTCAAGTCCTCATAAGGTCATTGAAAAGAAAAAGATGGAACGTAAAGAACGCAAGCAACTGCTACAATCCGCTCTAACTACTTTGAATAACAAAAAAACATTGAATCAAACAGATAAGGTTTTGAAAGTAGTCTTAGAAGAATTGATTGGATAGCTGGTAAAGATGTCATACGCTAATTCGACATACGGGCAAGGCGCATACGGCTCAAGCCTGCAAAAAATAGCACAAACAGTAGCCGTCGCGCTTCTTAGTGTGAGCGTGACGGTCAGCGCTGTCACGGTCGTCGTAAAATCTAACCCCGGTTGTATCAGCGAAGACGTCAGCGTTTATAATAGCCACGTTAAGGTCTATGCTAAGCCTGGGCGAATAGACGAATCTGTTAATGTTTACAATTGTGCTGTCTGGGCAGGTATCGCAATTAATCCGGAAAGGATCGTTGACAGTCTTGAGATTTATTCCAGTTCGTTAATGATCGGAGAGGCGAGGCTTTTACAGGTTCGGATAAGTGATAGTTTAGATATATACACCCCGAATATTAGTGTTAAATCAAAAATTGAACGCGTTACAGGCGTTCTAAACATCTACAATCCAAGTATAAAACTTAAATCTTACCCTGACTGTATTACTGACAGCATATCTCTATATACTCCGAATCTAAGAGTATATACCAAGTCTGAGCGAATAACCGATTCGATTGAATTATTTACTCTGAAAATTGAGGTCAAGTCTAATTCAACGACAATAAATGAACCGATAGACGTTTATTCCGTTTCTATTGTTGTCAAATCTTATCAAGAGAGAATTGTCGATAGTCTTGAGATTTACGAACCGAACGCAAGTATCAAGGCGTTTGTGGATCGGATAGTCAAAGAGATGTTTGTGGTTGACGCCAACATAACAGTAAAATCACATCCGGAAAGATTTTTGTTAAACCTGAATCTCCACGAGCCGAATCTTGTTTGTGTATCTCACCCGGATTTAATAATCAAAAATCTGAACGTATATACGCCAGTTGCATCCGTTAAATCCATTGTTGACAGAATAACCGAAGATGTGGCATTATTTAATATAAAAACGGTTATCTACTCCAAGCCCGAACAGATGGGGGATTCAATTGAAATCCGGACTTACAAGATTAAGGTTGTCTCAAGTCCCGAAAGAATAGATAATGATATTCAGGTATATATCGGACGCGCAATCGTTAAGGCTTGCCCGGTAAGAATTGCGGACAGTCTTGAGATTTACGAGCCGAATCTCGTTGTAAAGTCTATCGCTGACCGAATAGTTGAGGACATTACAATTTCCAATAATAAGTGTGTTGTTGTCTGTAATGTTGATACTATTTCAGGCGACCTGGGTTTATTTACGCCATTCCCAAAAGTTTGTGGTAAGCCTCAAAGGGTTGTTTTTGAGATTTACTACCCGGCGTTCACTGTAATTTTCGGCACGTTGACCGTGCCGATTACCCAAACGATATATCTGGCTGAAACCGACATTCTTCAGTCGCCGACTGTGATCGTGAAGTCCATAGTTGACACGATCGAATTAGACGTTCAGATATTTGCGCCCGTCATAGAGACCGGGCAGTATACGATTGTGACGGAAATCGGGGGGCCGGGCTGGTTTGTCGGCGATATATTGCAAGCGCAGCGATATGATTTCGACCGGTATGGCAACCTGGTTGAAATCTATAATATCTATGCGCATGTGCTAAATATACCTCAAGACAGTAGGTATGATATTCAGATTCTCGGCACCCTGAGCGATTATAAAAAGTTTGAAGTCTTTTACGACGGTATAGAGTTCGCGCGGATCGGCAATGCTGTAAATGCCGACAGGCAAGATAGTATAGTAATCTCCAGTCTGCTGCCCGGGAGCCCGTTTATTGATGTTGTGGATGGAATTGACAGCCTGGGCAGCATCGGTAATATTGAACATTTGAAAACAAGGATTGGCAGATTAGACGGGCTAAATGATCCTGACTTCCCGAACATGGGAGATGGGCGGCAATATGGCATCTACACGAAAAACATCTACGCTAAAGGCGAGTTCATAATACTGAATCCGGATGGCGTGCGAAGCGATATTAACGTTGAAGAGGGGGCGACCAACGGGGCTGAATGGGGAACGAATCTTAGTGGCGTACCCAATAGATTTAAGGACGATGTCTCTACTACTGGTATATATGTAACACCTAATTATATGGGGTTCTATGATCAGGGCACAACAAGTTGGCCAATCAAGATAGCAAATGAAGCGGGAATTGGGAAGCTTTTTGTCGGCAATCAAGCGGCCTCCAAATATCTTTCTTGGAATGGTACAGATTTAATCACATCCGGCAATTTCTATATTAAAAATCCTACACAAGTGCGTAGCGATATTAATGTAGAAGAAGGAGCTACTAACGGAGCTGAATGGGACTCAAATTTAAATGGTGTGCCAGATTACTTAGAAAAAACTGATAATGTGACAGAGACGGGGATCTATTTTACGCCTAATCATATTGGTTTTTATGATGCAACCGTTCATGATTGGTTGATACACATATTTAATGCTAACGGCGCAGGGCAATTTGAATTTAAGGATACGTATGGAAGCCGGTTCGCATTCCTTGGCGACGGTTCAAGAATGACCCTTGAATTGGTATCGCCTTCCGACTATGAGGGTGAAGTCTTCAAAATTAAGGATGAGGATGGAAGCGCGATAGTGCTGGGGCGGGCAGGTCCAACGGAGTGGTTATACTGGTTAGATAATAACAGCGCTTTTTGCGGTTCGGTTGGGATGCACGTAAGTTACGGCTTTATGCAGTTCAGGTCCGATGCAATAGCTAAGGCAGGCGGCTGGGATAACTTCTACTTTCACGATACAACAAAAGGTCAATTCTCGTCGTTGGGCTTTGATTCTGAGGGCAATCCTGTATTCTGTCTTGGCGGCGGAAAAATACGATGGAATACCACGCTAAGCCGGCTTGAGAAGAACAATAGCGGGACATGGACTGAATTATAAAAGGAGATAGTATGTCAGAAAATAGTAATAATTTACAAGAAGAAAATAACAATCTTAAAAATCTCTTATTTAAGGTCAAGTCTGAAAATATTCAATTAAAGAAAGGTCTTGTGGTGCTTGAGGAAAGACTCTTTCGAATAGAGTATGCGGATGAATATCAAAAAGATTCACAACAAATCAAAGGTATCTCAAAAAAAAAATAATACAAGCTGGTTTTTTGTCAAGTGATGTCCACCGGTTAAAACCGGTTTGTTGCAGGTACGCAGGTCGATTTGTTGCAGGTTAGTTGTAGAATTTCGTCTAGTTCCTGGATACGTTGCTTCCAGCCCACCGGTCTTTCCGAAATTTGTCCGCGGGTGGCAATATCCCGGGCTTTTTCATAGATACTATTACCGCCGAGAGGC